TTCGACCATCTCCTTATCGATTCCGTATGAGTACTTGAATGATCCATCAAACATCGAACGAATCATGTCAATCTCTTTCTTGCTGATAGACTCAAGAATCTGAATCAGAATCTCGTCTTTTCGCTTGGGAGAGAGGTTGTACTCTTCCTTGAAGATGTAAAGACGCTTTGTGTCTGACCACAAAGAGGATGGTGATAGACCATCGGGACTACCGTCTTCTGTGAAGTTCGGCAAGGTCTTTCGGTACCAAGACTGTCCGTCAAATGCATATCTAAGCAATTCTTTGAGTGCAGCAGTATTGTTCTGCTGAAGACCATGAATCATGTCTTCGGGGTTCTTAGCCTTGGTCTTGATTTCGATCAGAATCTCTGGAATGGTAAAATTCACTGGCATGGTTTAAAACTCCTGTAAGTGTTCAATGAGAAGCCGCATGTTGTTTTCCATCATGTACGGCAGGATCTTCGCACGGGAACCAACAATTGGTTGACCGTATTCTTGCATGATTGCAGACTTGATACGCTCGGGAATGCGAGAGAAATCGATCATGGTCTTGTTTCGCTCATAGTTACGAATCATCTCATCCGTGCAGAATGTATTTAGCGGAACCCGAATCCAATCAACAAGTTTCTTCTCGTAAAGAGGCTTTTGTCGCTTGCCATCAATAAACACGGAATCATCTGAAAGAAAATTAGGAACGCCATCCCCACTATCACCTTTCATGATGTGACGCACAAGTTCTTCTCTCGGGTTCTCGCAAACGATGAATTCTTTCGTTCGGGGACACCATTGCTTGATATTGGGATGAGTCTGTAGTTGGAAGAAGTCATGGTCTGACGAGACAATCAAATGCTTCCCTTCAAGATTATTTGAAAGGACTGCAATAATGTCATCGCCTTCACATGAATCTACCTCCATCAGTTTGTACGGGAAAGTCTCTTTCATCTCCGTTTTAATTTGACGCAGAATGTCCCATAACTGATCCCAATTGATATCGGACTCTTCCCTGATCTTCTTTCGGTTGGCCTTGTACTGTGGGAAGATCTCCTTGCGCCATGCCCGTACACGGGAGTCATAGCATAGAACAGGCTCACCAAATTCATGCGAGAAACGAAGCCTGATCAACCGAATTGAGTTGACCACCATATGGCGGATCAGGCCGATATCCATATTCGGCTTGCCCTTGGATTCTGCCATCAAGTTGGCAATGGTGATTTGGTTCATGTCTAGCAAGATCATACCGTCGAGTATACAGTCAAAATCTTTCATGTCAAGACTTGACAGGACATAAAGAGAGGGGTATTATTGACGCAATGCCCAATTTGGATGTTGGGCTATTCGCATATAGTTAGAGGCAGTCAAATGAGCAAGAATACTCATGAAGGTGTTGAACCGATGAAGGTGTACATCAGTTCGATGGACAAGATGGCGACGGTTCGTAAGGTCGAGAACGACCCCATTTGGGGACCGCAGTACTTTGTTAGTACCTATTCCCGTGATTGGGGACCGGAGTTCTTTTGGGTCAAGGGTGACGATGCAATGGTCGTTGTGCGACCTGGACCTAACGAGAAAGGGCATTTGAGCGGTCTCTGAAGATTTTATTCAGAGACAACTAAATAGAGACACCATGCCATTCTATGACTACATCTGTAGGGCTTGCAATTATGAGTTTGAGGAGATGCACCGCATCGATGATCGCAAGAAGCCAACCAAAAAACCCTGTCCCAAATGTAGTCAGAAGAAGGTCGAACAGATTATCAAAGAGGCTCCATCTGCCTGCGATCCTATTCGGGTTGGCAGCGTAGGCAAGGTGGACAATGGATTCAGAGAAGTGCTATCAAAAATCAAGAAAGCGCACCCACGCCACAAACTGCGTGACTATTAAATGAAGTTAAACTCTGTCGAATTAGAGGGTAAAGGTAGATACTACCAATCCCCAAACACACTTCGTTGGTATCCATCGGTTACCACAGTTGTGAACCATGAGATGGAGGACTTCTGGCGTGAGTGGAGAAAGAACCCACAGAACCTCGCCATTTCGAAGAAAGCATTGGCAAGGGGCAATAGACTCCATCAAGTGATGGAAGACTATCTTGGTGACGAGAAAGTCATTCCAACTGATCCATTTGATCGAATGAAGTTTGATTTGCTGAAACCTTGCTTGGACAAGATCGGCAAGATTCGTGCAATCGAAACTCCCATGTGGTCAGATAAGATTCTTCTCGCAGGAAGAGTAGACTGCATCGCAGAATACGACGGGAAGTTGTCTGTTGTCGATTTCAAAACAGCAGGAAAAGATAAGACCAAAGATCAGATTCTGAACTACTTTCATCAGACTACCGCATATTCCTACATGTGGAATGATACACATTCGAAAGAGGATGCGATTGAAAGAGTTGTCATTTTGATCGTGACTGACGATGGAACGATGCAGGAGTTTGTTGAAGATCCGTCTGATTATCGAAAGTCAATGTTCGATGTCATCAAGACTTACTGGGATAAATACTCTTTTAGAGATGTGCAGGAGATAGCAAATGAAATTCATCAAGCAGTTGTTCGGTAAATCCGAAACCCCTTTATCACCTCCGAAGATCGAAAAGTATCATTGTGTTCGCTTCATGACTGAAAAGGGCGAACAACTTGGTCTGTTGTTGACACACGAAGAATTCGAAAGAGCGGTTTTCCGATGGGTTCAGAACATTGAAACCATGCCAATACAGGAAGAACCGCAAGAGGAAGGAGGAATCTGAATGGGATCAATTATGAATATTGATCATGACTTCTCAAAGGAAGTCGAGGAACTTACCCGATCAAGAAAGAGTGGAAAGTACATGGAATCGATCATCGATCTATGTGAGAAGTATGGCATCGAACCAGAGTCGGCTGCAAAGTTGCTATCGAAGCCGATTCGTGAGAAACTCAAGAGCGAGTTCGAAACATTGAACATGGTTCGTGGAAAACGAAAAACCACGAAGTTGCCTCTTGACTGATAGCAGATCGTCGTTACAATTCACACACATCATTACACTTCAAATACAAGGAGATACAATGTCATTCGCAAACCTAAAGAAAAACGCACATACTGGCCTAGATCGACTACAGAAGGAAATGGAAAAGCAAGGCGGCAAGGAAGGTGGTTACCAAAAGGACGAACGCTTTTGGTCGCTTGAACGGGACAAGAGCGGAAACGGAATGGCCGTGATTCGCTTTCTCCCCGCCCCCGAGGGTGAAGACATCCCGATGGTTCGGGTGTTCAGCCACGGATTCCAAGGCAAGGGCGGTTGGTTCATTGAGAACTGCCCAACCACCCTTGGCCGCAAGTGTCCTGTCTGTGAGGCCAACAACGAGTTGTGGAACAGCGGCATCGAGGACAACAAGAAGATTGCCCGTGTCCGTAAGCGCAAGTTGTCCTACATCAGCAACATTCTTGTCGTTTCTGATCCTGCAAACCGTGACAATGAAGGCAAGGTCTTCTTGTTCAAGTACGGTAAGAAGATCTTCGACAAGTTGCAGGAAGCCATGAATCCGTCTGATCCTGATGAGCCGAAGTTCAATCCATTTGATTTCTGGAAGGGTGCAAACTTCAAGTTGAAGGCTCATATGGATTCAGGTTATGTCTCTTACGAGAAGAGTGGTTTCTCTGCTCCTGCTCCCCTCCTTGAGGGCGACGATTCCAAGTTGGAAGCATTGTGGAAGAAGGAATATGCCCTGAAGGAATTCGTGGCAGAGGATCAGTTCAAGTCATACGAAGAACTCTCGACTCGCTTCTCACAGGTCATGAAGATGTCTTCAGCGGCCTCCGTGAAGGCTGAAGATGCCGAGCCTGAGGACTTCCGTACCAAGATGGGAAAGGCCAATCAGGTTGCTGATTCGGCTGCTAAGAAGGCTCCTGTGAAGAAGATTGTTGATGATGATGATGAGTCTGAGGCAATTTCCTACTTCCGCAAGTTAGCGGAAGAAGATGAGTGAGTGTGATTCACTCCCCACCGTAAAAGGTGTTGGCCCCACCAGAGATCGCATCTCTGGTCCGACAGCCCCCGCAAGGGGGTTGTTTCTTTTACAACTCACGCACCCGTGCGTGGGTGCTCCCGTGCCTGCCCGTACCCGTGCGTGGGCGCACCCGTGCGTGGGCGTACCCGTGCGTGGGCGCACCCGTGTGCGTGTGCGAGGATCAAATCAAACCACTGGGATGCTGCATCATTTCGCTCCTCACG